AAATATAACGACTAATGGCTAACTTACAAGATATAGTAAACAGAAGTGAAGTAGGCGCAATTAAGCCTTGGACAAAAACTGCAGCTCCCGCAGGTTATGTATTATGTGATGGAGCAGCAATTTCAAGAACTGATTATGCAGATTTATTTGGTGTAATTTCTACAACATACGGAGCAGGAAATGGATCAACAACATTTAATGTACCTGATCTTAAAGGTAAATTACCTCAAGGATATGAAAGTGGAAACTATGCTATGGCAGCTACTGGTGGAGCAGATACAGTAACTGTAGCTGTAACTAACAACCAAGCAATAAGTGCGGTTACTAGCACAGCAACAAGCACTCAATCGGTTACCATGACAGGAAACATTGATAATACTTCTTTAACAACAGCTCAACTTGCAAGTCACGCTCATACTTATACTTCTAGTACAGGTAATACACGAGCGGCTGGTCCTGGAAGTGGAGCAAATATGGCAGATACAAACGATAGTAATTTAACAACTGCTAATCAAGGTTCTGGAACAGGTCATAATCATGGTCATAACTTATCAGGAACATTAACAGGAAATATTACTGTAACAAATTCAGGTGGAGCATTATCAGGTACGGTAACTGCTTCAGGAACTAATTCATTTTCACCTTATGTGGTGGTTAACTATATTATAAAACATTAGGAGATATTAATGGCAACACAAATTGTAATATTAAATGAGTCATACATAAAAATAGATGATTCTTTTCATATTGAATGGAGTGACAAAGGTAATGCAATGCCTTCCTTACCTAGCACAATTCATAGTGTAATATGGAATAGTTTGCCTGGACAAAATGAAATTCAAACTAAAGATGCTACAACACATATGATGACAGGTAATAGTAATTTAAATTCAACAAGTGATGCAGTAGGATCAACTACTATTGCTAATTTATTAACATGGGGAGAGACTAGAAAAGGTCAAATAGAAACTGCTAAAACAAATTATGAAACAGCAGTAACAGATGACAAAGCTAATGGCACTACAAATGCTGATGGCAAAACATGGGTTGATTATGACCCTAATTATTCTTAAAATATTATAATTTTTTAATTATTTATTAATGAATCCAGGTAATTACAGCGTGTCTATTCCCTTGAGTTACAGGTAATATTGCATGGGGAAAACAAAAATTACTTGGAAAAACAATTGCACTTCCTACTTTTTTTTCTAAAATATATTCTTTATTAAAAAAAGAAAAATTTCCTCCTTCATAATCATCATTTAATAAAAAAGAAATACTAAGAACTCTAGGATGAAAATCAAAATGATCAGTGTGTTCTTTATATTCTCCTTTATCTGACCCCTTATACAGTAAATGTTCATACCCTGTATCTTCGCATGTTAAACCTGTATTAAAATGTTGGCATTCTTTTTTATATTTTTTAAGCACTTTTCCTACACCATTAAAAAAAACATTATCAAATTTTTTACTAAGAGGTTTTACTAAACAATTTCTGTGTTTTGATATTTTATCTCCCTGTAATGTTGCATAATTAAATACTAAATTTTTTTCTTTTATTATTTTTTCGCATATTTTTAGAGGAATAATATCACAGTATACTTTTATAAAATCTTTAAGTGTGTTCATTTAAAACTTTTTTTATTCCAAAACATTCTTTTATATCTATCAACCCACTCACTATTTATTAAATTTATTGTCTTGGTATGTAATTTTTCCATATAAAAACCAGACCACCCTTTCCACGACTCTCTTTTAAAAGGAAATACTTGAACCATAGGCTCACCTTTTTTAATTAAAAATTGTTCATCTTTTTTATGTAATATAAAAGGAAAATTAATTAAATTAATATAAGTGTCTGTGTCTACAATTCCTGTAATAATTTCAAATCTAGGCTCTAATCTATTCATAGGTTTTGTAAACAAACAACTATATCCTGGAGGTGTTTTAATTAACCATTTATTGTGAAACTTACCTGCATTTTTTCCTGCTATTTTTTTCCAAGCAGGAGGCAGTTGTGTGTCAGTATGAAAACCAAAATCCTCTGCTTGTTGATTTGCTGGAGTAATAGAAAAATCATTTTCTACAGGATCTACTATATAATCTTGATCAAAAGGTATAATGTAACCAGCAGTCATTGCATCTAAAAAAGGAATGCATGTTTTTATTGTTTTTTGATGAAGATTACCTCCAAAGTGTCTTTCTAATTTTTTATACTCATCAGGAATAAATCTTGATGCTGGTTTAGGATGTGGCCATACATCAACCATATCTTTGTTTTGTGCACAAAAAATAATTTTTTTATTTAATATCATCTGAATTTACAAAATTAAAAGAAAGAGATCTTCTAATTTCTCCTTTAGTTTTAGGTTTAAAAGGCATTACACAATGTTGGTGTTTAGCTTCAAAAATATAAAAATCTCCTACAACAGGAGGATACCAATTAGTACCAATTCCGTCACATCCTATAAAACCCAAATGCCCATCTTTATATTTATGATCACCTTTTGCATCATTTACAAATTCAGGAACTTTTAAAAATAACACAGTAGACCATCCTCTTAAATTGTGATGAGTATGAGGTGGATTATATTCTCCTTCTTCCATATCATTAACCCAACAACTTAAAATATGTAAATCTTTTTTACCTTTAAATAAATCAAATTGTGCTATCGAATTTATATAGTCTTCCATGCACAAAGTAATATCTTTATAAATTTTTGTAGACTGAAGAATTTGTGTAAATTCTAATTCTGACTCTAATCGCCCCACTAATACACGGCTAAAATCGTTTAACTGATTTTTTACTTCTTCATATCTTGAATTTAAATCTTCAATACCATCTAAAGGTAATTCATAGATTTTTACTACTCTACCGTATACTGTTGTACTTTGTACTTTCATTCTTTTTTCTTCCTCTTTCATAACATAAATTTGCTGTCAAGAAAACAATTTTAAAAAGTTATGTTGCTTTCACTTAAAATATGGTTAAATTAGATCTCACCCAAAAATTTAAATCACAGGAGATATTATGGAAAATCAAGAAGTATTGAAGGCTATAGCTGTCCTCGCTGATAAAGTGAGCCGCTATCATGAACGTTTATTAGCTACAGAGAGAGATAATTTAAGACTAGAAAAAACACTATCAGAACACTTAAAAGGGTGTGGCTGTCATAATACTTCGAGTGAACAAGTGATGTTAAATGGGAATGAAGCCGACACTGAGTGTGAAGCTTGTAGTGCTTAAGATTTCTTAACTGGTGCAATCATATCGGCTAACTTAGGAGCAAAAATTTTAACATCTCTTCGTATGTCTGCTGCTTTAGTTTCTGTTTGAGTACTATCAATATCTTTTTGGACTTCTTCTTCTGATGAATATTCATAACCAGTCTTAATGTTGGTAATAGTAGTTTCAGATCTACAACTCATTTTTGGTATTTCTCTACCATCATCTAATTTAACTGTTCCTAGTTGTTTAGCTTCTTCTATAATTTTAGGCATTCATTTTCCTTTTTAATTCTAAGTTAAAACTTAATACAATTCTGTCCTCGTTTGAATTATTTTTTTCTACTTCGTGATTAAGCCATGACGGAAAAAAAATCAAGTCATTGGGTTTAGGAGTCCATGAAACACGGCTACTTATGTGAATACTTTCTTCTGGTTTTTTAGGAGGCATTAACACCTCATTTTGAGGTCTAGGATCATGAAAAACAAGAGATCCGCTTTCAGGAGGCACTTGCAAATAAAACACGCCTGAGAGGTAATTAAAAGGGTGTGTATGTAATTTATTCTTAGTTCTAGGG